ACTGCAGCTTTTTCTATGGGGTCGGCGGTTCATGCCCACTTATTAGAAGCAGAGCGCAATTTAGTAATCAAAGGGCCAAAGACTAAGCGTTCTAAGGCCTTTGAAGAAATGGAGTCTAACCTTCAAGAAGATCAAATTCTTCTTACGGAAGTAGAATACAATGTTTCTAAACGTATAGAACAAGGCGCTTTAACTAATAGTACTTGCCGCCAAGCTTTAGAACATCCAGAGCGTAAAAACGAAGTCTCTATATTTGCGAAATGTCCAAGAACTGGCTTGATGCTAAAATGTCGCCCTGACTCTATGTCTGAGCAAACCGCATACGATATAAAAACAACTCAGGATGCATCACCCAAAGGCTTTTCAAGAGAGGCTCAATTGTATGCTTACGATATCCAAGCCGCCTTCTATGTATATGTATGCTCTTTAGTACCAGAGCTAAATATCAAAGAATTTGCTTTTATAGCATGTGAGAAGGCGGCTCCATACATCGCGCACATGCATGTTGTAAGTCCAGAGCTAATGGCGTCTGCGACAGAGCGTATGCATCAGACGTTGGATGTTATGGCAGCGGCTGAGAAAGCGGAAGAATACGGTACAGGGTGGGGTGATTATACCCTGATGACTTTACCGAAATGGCTTTAACCCCTCAGAGTGCCAAGAATAAGGGTAGGCTACTGCAACAATGGGTTAGGGATAAGATTTTAGCTAATTTCCCTAAACTCCAGCCAGATGATTGTCGCAGTACATCTATGGGCAGCAATGGGGAAGATGTATTACTCTCACCCGCTGCCCGAAAGTTGTTCCCTTATTCTGTTGAATGCAAAAGCAACGCCAAAAACGCCATCTATAAAGTGATGGAGCAAGCACAAGCGAATTGCCCTAAAGGGGCAACTCCTCTCGCCATTGTTAAAGCTAATAGACAAAAGCCGCTGGCTGTTGTGGACGCTGAACATTTTTTTAAATTAACTAAGAGAAAGTAGCCTTTATGGATGCGACTAATAAATTACCCCCAAATACATTTTCAATACATTTAACGGTTCGGAATGATGAAGAGCTTATAGATGTAGGCGTTTCTTACGATGCTGAAATGAGCATACCAGAGGAAGAGCAAATTTACTTCCAAGACGTACTGCGCGGAATAGCTGCCCAATGTAATACCGGCATAGATTATTTGGCTTTTGTAGGCATGACTATGCGTCATTTGACTGAGGCAGATGACGATGGCGATGAGATTGAATTCGAGGCGTCTACTGAATTGTTAGATGCCATTAAAGATAGCAAAGTCGTATCAATTAAGAAGAAGCTTCACTGATGGTTCGTGACTT